GAGGTATGTCCAATGACCTGGGACTCCGCTGCGCCAGGCGCGGGGGTGGGGGCTGGGTGGGGGTCTGCCGCCGCCGTTTCCACAATGCCCGGGCCTGATTCCGCCGATAGTTCTGCCAGTAGATCGTTCGCTTGCGATTCCACAATGGTTGCGTCCTCAGCATTGTCGTGGATTAATCGTTTCAGCTCTGCCATTACATTTGCTTTGGCATCGGCGCTACTGGATATCGTCTTAATCTCTTTTCGCTCAGTAAATGCGGCAACCTCAGTAACCGTGCCCAATACCTTTGCCGCCGCTACCTTCACACTATCTTTCGTTTCCGGGTTAATAACCACAGAAACTAGGGATTGAATCACCAATTCTCTTAAAGCGGCAGGGGTTCGGTATCTCGCGGCTTCTATTGCGGCTTCGTATGCTTCGACCTCTGCCCGTATCCTGTCGTCGCGCATTAGGTGATAGGGTTTGGACACTAGGGTATGGGGACTGGCGTCTGCTTTGTAGGCTGTTCTGTAGGCGTCAGCCTTAGTTGCGCCCTTGGCTACTTCTAGGGCAAACCTCTTTTGCTTTGCTGTTAGTTCGCGGGAAACATCTTTTCCTAGGATGGACTCCATTGGGACTGTCTGTAGACCTTCCCTTATTTGCTTTCTAGTGAGTTTGCTCATGGTGGACTGTTGCGCTTCGCGCTTGTGTTAGTTGCGGCCCCCATCATAGGGGAACAAACCCGGAACATCAAGCCTGGCTATCGATTCCGCCTTCCCGATAGCACCAGGCACTATCAGCACCCAGCAGCCGATTAGAACAATCAATTGGCCCTAGTTCCATGCTGACTGCTACATTCCCCACTGTCCTATCAACTACATGGAGCACCCGATGATCGTTCTTACCTTCACCTTCTATGTGGAAACGCAATTGCCCGGAGGGCCGAGCGCCGATGAGGTTCGTATCTCTCGCGAGTTTGAGACAGGCGATCCTGATCAAGCCCACGAACTAGCCGAGCGCGTTTGGCCTTCCATCAAACCTGCCAACTACATCAACGGCACTTTGAACATCAACTAACCCGGAGAGAAACCATGCTTACCCTTGACTACCTTCAGGATCCCGGCCACGGTTGGATTGCCGCCGATATCCATTCACTTCGCGCCTACGGACTGACGGACAAAGTGTCTGCCTATTCCTACCGTGACGGAGATACGGTTTGGCTAGAAGAAGACTGTGACGCAGGGCTGTATATCCGCGCACTTCAGTCCGCCGGAGTCGCGTATCGCATCAAGGAAACACACACAAACCGTGACGCGTTTGTCCGCCGCCTTCCCCGTTTCCACGCCTAACCCGGAGCCGCACCATGAGAACCTACAACCCTTGGCGATTCGAAGAGTCCACGAAGACCATCCGTAGCATCCCTCAAAACCATTGGATTGCATCAATGGATTCGTGGGATGGTGCAGAGAACCATGCCGCAAATGCGCGACTGATTGCCGCCGCGCCTGATTTACTGGCGGCACTCCAAGACCTAGCCAGTTTTGACGATTGGTCTTGTCACGACAATCAAATCGGTTTCGTCATGCGCGACATAGCCCGATGCGCTATCGCGGAAATGATGGACGAAGACACACAACCCGGAGCCACAAAATGATTCTGATTAGTCTCTATGAAACGACTTATCCCGGCCCTGCGGACGACGAAGACGACTATTGCCCGGACGGAGAAACCGAGCAATTGATGGTGGATGAACCCGTCACATTCACGGAACTAGTCCGCCTTATGCGCCAACACTCTATCCCTTCGTGTTCGCATCCAAGGGGTGAACCCTTTGAATGGCTATCCACGGAGCCGGAGCAAAACTATGTGACGGGTGAATGGACAGAGCGAACCCTGCATTTTTCCCTTAAGAACACGCAACACCAACGGCGCTACTGGCGACTAGCCATGCAAGCCGCTCGGTTTATCCGCCGCTAACCACAAAACCGGAGAGTAACCATGCAAACCATATTGTTCGCGATTCCGCCGCGCAGACTGAACAAAGCCCGTGCCGAATCCATTACTGGCAGTCTAGGCAAACCGTCAAAAATGCCCGGGCGTGCCTATGGAATCTCTGCCAAAAAATGTAATGTTGGCGGAAAACTAGCCCTTGTCCCGGGTTCGGTTTGTGCGGACTGCTATGCCATGCGGGATAACTACTCATATCCATCCGTGCAAGCCGCGCACGAAAAACGATTCTCGGGCCTATCCTCGGTCTCTTGGGCGGACTCTATGGTTTTCCTGATCCGCCGCTCGGGTGAAACCTATTTCCGTTGGCATGATGCCGGAGACCTTCAATCATTCCAACACCTATTAGATATCGTCCGAATCGCGGAATCCTTGCCTAGTGTGGCGTTTTGGCTACCTACAAAAGAAAAGGGTTTGGTCTACCGCTACCGCGAAGTGTTCGGAGACTTTCCGCCGAATCTCTGCGTGCGACTGTCGGGCGCAATGATAGACGGGAACCCTCCCGCATATGAGGGGAACACTTCTACCGTGCACAAAGCAAACGCGCCCATCGGTTCCGAATGCGAAGCATACACGCGCGGCGGAAAGTGCGGAGAGTGCCGCGATTGTTGGAATCGCGATATCAAGAATGTGTCCTATCCGAAACACTAAGGGGTAAAAAATGAGTATCTATCAGGAACACGGTTTCGATTCCCGCCGCGAGTATTTGCTAGACCTAGCGGACTGTTGCGGGGTTGACCCTGAGATCGTTTTCGCACTGGCGGATTTATTAGGGCCGAGCGAAGATTTTGACGGGCTAGTAAATGCGGTGGAAGATGCCGCGATGGGGATTTGATGATGAGTAAATATCCATTCGTGGTTTCGGAAAATGATGCGCCAGTATTCCTATGCTCATGGAATGGCGGGGAAATCGTGGAGTTGCACACAAAGCAATCCCTGCGCGAAGTGTTTGGGGAAACGAACCTATTCGACGGGGATAGGGATGGGTGGGGTTATGAAATCGGGGAGTTACTGACATTTGAAGAACTACTAGAACACCTTGAGCGCGAACCGCTAGACAAGGGCCGCGTGTTTTACAACGACAACATGAAGATTCAATGCATCAAATAACGGAGATTAAACATGAAGATTGAATTGAAAAATGTGAAGCATTCCGAGTTTGCAAGCCGCGAGACGGATTGCTTTCAAGCGTCCGTCTACATTGACGGAAAGAAGGCCGGGACTGTTGAAAACGATGGGCAAGGCGGATGCAATCACTACAACCCTTGGAAACTGGCGGACACTTTGAACGCATATGCCAAGACTCTGCCGCCCGATGTCTATGAGTATCAGGGTGAGACGCATACTCTAGAACAGGATGCCGATATTCTGATTGGTGACCTACTGAACAAGCATTTGCGGCACAAGAGAGAGAAGGCTTTGTGCCGTAACAAAACCCTGTTTCGCATCCCGGGCGAGAAGTATAAAGAGGGGGAATGGAATGTGGTTCCCCAACCATTTAGCGACTTTCTGAAGGAGAAGATCATTCAGAAGTACGGCAATGTGCAAATCTTGAACGAACAGGTGGGCGCATGAGAACAGAAGATCGGCGCAAGAGCGCGATGGAATTGCTCGGGGCATTGTTCCTAGCCATGTGTGTTTTCCTGCCAGTTTTCCTGTGGTGGATTGGAGTGATCAAGTGAAGCATTCAGAACACAAGTACCTAGACCTAGGCTACCGATTTGAGAAGGCCCGGAGTCCAGCGAGCACCAGGTCGGTGGCAGCGGAGATCCGCGCCCTGTTGGAGTCCGAAACCATAGAAGACCGGGCGGAAGCCCGAAACCTTGTGGAGCGTGGGCGACAGGAAGCCCGAGCAATACATTGAAAAGGGGTGACTCAATGTTTACTGTTCGCATAACTCATCAGGGAGGGGAGTCGAAAGACTTTTCCCTTGAGATATACAAGAGTTCCATTTTCGTGGGGTCTGAATGGATACCCTGCGGCAGTTTCTTCGTGCCCGAAGAAGCAGAGGAATACATGGGATTGGAAGGGGAAACCATCGTCTATGCATTCCATGAAGGCCGAGTAACCCGCGATTGTTTTGATGACGAAGCAACTGGCTATCTTTCGTGGGAGTTACTACTGGATGGCAAGCCCTGCACACACGAAGAATTTTCTATTGCAATGATGACAAAACTTGGAGCGCCCACCTATCGAATCCCCAGTAACCTCGACCACAAGTATCGCGGATGCGGTAACGGGGTAGTTACTTTGGATAAGACAAGCAAGAAAGTATTGGACTTTTCCTACACGGATGAAGACTTGAAACCGATGGAGGATCAGAACATAGAAATGTGCAAGGACGCGGGGAGAAAGATACAAGAAGACGATAAGACCGTAACCTATCGCGCCAACTTTTCCTCATACCAAATCTGCCTGTATTGACCATGAGCGCATACAAACAAGGCTACCTAGCCGGATATCACTTCGGAGATATCGCGCCCGATCCTACCTACAAGGGTGAAGAACTGCGCCAGTATTGGCGTGGGTTTGAACAGGGCGAGATTGACCGAGCAATGGGGACATTCAACGATGGAGCAAAAGATGAAAGACAACCTAGTGCAACTGGTTCTGCGACCCAGCAACGATAACGATTACCTACACGCGGCGTGGGTGATGGAAGAAGGTGGAAGTTTTGCCGCCGCCATTGGCGATGCGTATATCGCAGCCGATCCTCAGAACCGAGCGCGACTACGGGCCGCATTCCCGGATCTGTTTACGCAGTTTTTTAGCCTGTATCTACAACGCAACAACTGAAGGAGAGAAAGCATGAACAACTTTACGCTGATAGTGGGAACTGCATCCACATACGATGATGGTGAGACGGGTGACCATCGAATCGACTTTCAATGGATCGACTACATCAAGACTTATCCGTCCTTCCACGATGCCGAGAGCGCGGGGGAAAGTGCCCTCATGCGAGGGCACGACACCTATGTTGTAACAAAAACTGGCTCTTCCAATGTCAACTTCAATGCGAGGTAAAACATGAAGAAGTTCCGCGCTGTGTTGTACGCAACCTTCCGCCAGGAGGTTGAGATTGAGGCTGCGTCCATTGAGGAGGCGCAAGCCTCCATGTCTGATCTGTTCGATCCCGATGTCGCCGATTGCGACGGGGTCGAGGTCGTGGAGTTAACCGAAGAGGGAGTAACACAATGAAAATCTACGAGGTAGAAATGTGCCGCCGCTCTTATGTCATCGTGACTGTCGAGGCCGAGTCGAAGAAAGAGGCTGAAGAAAAAGCATGGGCAGAATTGACATCGGATTGGAGCGGGGGCACTAGTGATGATCTTGAGTGGGATATCGAATCAGTCAAGGAAGCAACAGGAGATGTGGCATGAAGATCAAGACCAACGAACTGAATGGGGCCGCTCTTGATTGGGCGGTTGCGAAGTGTGAGGACACGCTGTTGGATTCGACGCTGTACGAATATTCAACAGATTGGGCATGGGGTGGGCCGATCATTGAGCGAGAGAGGATTGATCTGTATTTCATTGGGCACGATGCAGTCGATAACGGGCTACCAATATGGCGAGCCGAAAAATTGGGGGAATGGGGAGAGGACGGCCCAACGCCATTGATTGCAGCCATGCGGTGCTATGTGGGTTCCGTAATTGGCAACGAAGTGGAAGTCCCCGACGAACTGGCAGAGGTGGCAGTATGAGAGTCTACGAAGTGGAATACCGCCGCACCTCATACATCACCATGACCGTGGAGGCCAATTCAAAAGAGGAGGCCGATCAGAAGGCATGGCGAGAGATCGAACATGACCGCGCCGATATCAACGATGCCTGTTGGGAACTTGAGTTGATTCAAGAGGTAGAAAATGAAGCCGGATAAGAAGCAAGCCCTTGTCTCGGCCTACCTGATGGGAGCCAGAGCGCGGACGCATGAGGACATGGTGGCAGCAGTCCGTCTGTCCAAAGTGTTGGAAAGCGCCCTCACCCAACGGGAAGTGGATGAATGCAAACTCCAGGCGGAGTTGGAGTTAGACCCCATGCGGGAGTATCATGGGTTCGATGGATAAATCCAAAACCTTCTTCGGCATCTACATCTACGAAGATGAGAAGGGACACCTTCGCATCCAAGCAGACCACTACGGGCCGGGAATGAACTCCTACACCCTCGGCATGGAGTTGCTGGGCAGAGTGCTTGACTGTGAGATGCACAACCCGGAACGGGTGAAGGTCGAGCCTCTAGCCTACCTTCCGCGTCCGCAGTAGTTTGTCCAGCGCCATCGCCGCACGAAGCAAGCCCACCTCCCGGTGGAAATCGTTGAAATCGTGCCCGACTGTGGGGGGCAAGAAATAGGGGAAGCCAATCCGTTTCGCGGATTCTTCCCCTGTTTTGCTTTCGTCGTTGTCCGCTACCACGAAGCCGGGGCCGTGCACTAACGCGACTTTTTCCATGTTACCTGCAGAGAAGCAGACATGGAGGGTGTACTGCTTCTTCAGAGACTTCAGAGCAGCGCGGATTGAAAGTGCCGTGGCGTAGCCCTCGCAGTAGATGTGCGGCCCCTTGTTATCGAAGACGAACTCGGCCTGTGAAGTCCGCTGCCCGAACAGAAACTTCTTGCCGCCCTCCTGATCGATCAACTGGCAACCGACCAACTTCCCGGCAACCCGCATGGGGATCACCAAGGTTTGCTTGCCATCGGCGGGTAATACGAAGCCGATCTGATCCTCGAAACCCTTGGCCTTGAGGTAGTCATGTCGGGCTTGATCGCACCTGTCCATGATGAACTGTGCTTTCTGTGCCGCTTCCCGCTGCCGCCGCTCGGTATCGTCCTGCGCCTTCTGCACCACGCGAGCCAGTTTCGCAGGATCAAAAGTGGTGGGCTTATCCGACTTCCATACAGAAACTTCTGTCTGCGTAGCATGGTTCTGCACGAAGCCATGATCGCCCATGAACTTGACCGCGCCGTTGCGCTTGTGCGGGTGATCGTCGGTGGGGAATCGCTTCCAAACCCCCAAGGGGGGCACGCTGTCAATCAGGATGCCGTGGGCACGGCAGAACTGAACGAACTCCATCAGTAACCCTTCTTGATCCTGTTGATGTAGGCGCGAAGCCTTTGCTTGATGAACTTCTCAATCTCGGGAGAGGGTGCTTTGGGGTGGGAGTGCAGACCTCTAGGCCACACGCCAAACTTCTCCCGGTAGGTGTGAGCAGCACGCCCGTTCGACCATCCCTGATACTGGATGTACCAGTTGAGCATCGACCACCAGTCCTGCTTGGTCGCATGAGATTGCATCGCGCCGAGTTCTTCCATCTCACCAGGCACAGACACAACCTGAGACTTCTTCTCCCGCACATGGCCGCAGTTGGTACAGGTGTCCGATCCACTTGGCCACAGAGCCTCGCACACGGGGCAACTGGAGTCTTTCTTCTCCTTCTCGGAGGGTTCCTTCTTGGCCTTCTCCTTGCCGTCATCCAACTCATGGACACCGTTTTGGAAGATCTCCTCCCAATCATCTCGGAATCGAAGGTAGTTGCCGGAGTGGTCGAGCCAAACCGCGAACTCTTTCCCGGGTGAGCCGCGCATGATCCGGCCCATCTGTTGGATGTGAGAGGACAGAGACTTTGAGAAAGGCCGAGCAGAGATACCAATCAGGACATCGGGAACATCGAAGCCTTTGGTCAGGATATCCGTGGCAATCAGTCCGTGAATCTCTGTGTCGGGCTTGCTGAAATCCTCGATTACATCGCGCTTGAACTGATCGTCGTCCTTGTACGAAATGGATATGAAGTTGTAGCCCTGCTCTGCGAACTTCCGCATCAGGTCTGTGCCGTGATCTACCCCTGCACAGAAGACGATGGTCTTGACTGGCTTGCCAAAGATCTCGTGAGTCTTCTTCACCCACTCGGCAACGATGTCCCCGGTGATGACCATGCCCCGCTTGGTGACCTCATCCTGCGACCACTCACCAGCAACCTTCTTCGCACCCTCCATGTTGATCTCCTTGGAGATGAACACGCGAAGGGGAACCAAGACCTTCTGCTCCACCAAATCTTTGGTGGTGACTGTCGAGATAACATTCTCGTAAATCTTGCCGAGTCCCTTGGTGAAAGGGGTGGCGGTCAGACCGATCACCCGGACATCGGGGTTGGCCTTGATGAACTCGACTGTCTGCTCCCGGGTTTGGTGGGCCTCGTCCACGATGAGAAGGTTCAGCCCGGGAAAAGAGCCGCGCCGCTCAAGGGTCTGAGCAGAACAGACTTGGATGTTCTCGTAAGGACGATATCTCCAATGCCCTGATTGCAGCACCCCATGATCGATGGAGTACCGCTCCAGGCGTTGGCTCGTTTGGTCGCAAAGGATGATGCGGTCAAGAAGCATCGCGGCCTTGTTGCCCTTGACTTTTGTCGCGTTAAGCAGAGCAATTGCCATCTCAGTTTTCCCCGCGCCCGTGGGGGCGTAGAGGATCTGACTGCGCTTGCCCTGCGCGAACCCTTGACGAAGGGCCTCAAGGGTCTGCTCCTGATATGGACGCAGGTTCAGACCCATCACTCAACCCCGGCGTCTTTCAACTTCTTCTGAAGCATCTTGATCTGCTTCTTCATCTGCCCGTTCTCAGATTGGAAGGTGTCGCGGCTAACGGTCAGGGCTTGGTTCTCAATCTTGAGAAGCCTGATCTCCTCGCGGAGTTCCTCAATCAACTTCTCAGCCGACTGCTTCTCCTCGGGCGTGGCCTCCATCAGTTCGATGGCAAGACGCTGCGTCAACTTCTGATTCTGAACGACCAACTCATCGATGACCTCCTGCTTCTGATCGTGCTCTTCGATCTCAGGATCGACCTCGACGGGCTTCTCTTTCGGCTCGGGCTTGGCCTTGGAAGTGGTAACGTTACCAGTCTCGGGCTTTTGCA